ACCTTGCTGAATGGAAGTTACCAATCCCTCCATAAGTTGTTGCTTACTATTGCTTGTAAACTTAAACCCTTCAACCAAATGGTCATCACGTTGTAACTCCTCAACTATCGGGTCGCCTACACCGGTGGCATCAATTAGTTTAAGAACCTTGTCTAATCTTAATATCTTATTCTTCGTAGTAGTCCAATCAGATTGAAACCTATCCAAATAACAAACTTCACCACCAGCGTCAATACCAATAATAACGGTATAATCATAAGATTTAGCAAGGTCAATGCCGTAGCAAATAGGGTTATTGTTGGATAAAGGCGCAATGTTTTGGCGTATAAAGTCAATACCAAACGGATTAGCTGCATTCTCCATTGGGTTAACAAGATACTCTTGCTCAAACGCTGCTTTAGGTAATTCAATTTTTGCTTGATCAATTTCATTTTTATCTATATAAGGATTTTCGTAAGTTGTATATTTAAAAGATTTCCATTCTCCCTCATCACGCAAATAAAGACCATAGAAGAAGTCCTTTCCCCTCGGAGTAGAGATAAACGTAGCCGAGCCTTTGAAGTCCGTTAAGGTCGGTCTAATGGCGTTGTTCCAAGCGTCTTGTAGGTGTGGTATGTAGGCTGCTTCATCAATGATAACATTGTGAAATTTCAAACCACGAAAATCATCCAAGCGTTCACCGGTAAAGAAACGTATCTCGCCACCGGTTACAAACTTGAATATCAAGTCGGACTTGTTTGCTACTGCTATTTGAGTTGGAACTAATTTGGCAATATCGTCAAAGAATACTTTTGCCAGCTTGTACGTTGGAGTAACATAAGCAGTAACCCGACCGGCTAATGCTTCTTGTATTGATATGTTTTTACTGATAAGTGACTTTCCCCATCTACGACCGCACATAAGCACCTTGAACCTCGCATCACTTTCCAATACTGCACGTTGTCCGTCGTGTGGCTTATTCAGTTCTATCGTTACTTCCATCTTTGTAAATAACCTTTATCTCCATACCACCGGAAGCGTTTAGGTCTACTTGTTCTTTGGGTTTACCATATACCCGTGTGAGCAATGTTTCAATAGAATACAAACTTCCTTTTTCAATTGATTTCCGGATTGCACTTGCGATAGTTTTTTCAAGTACCGTAGCCTTCGGATTTGTGTAAACCTCTTTGAGTTCATCTATTGTCATTGACATCAATACTTGTATAGCATCGTTCACTTCTCCCAGCTTGTAGCCTTGGGAACGCAACTCTGATACATACTTTCTCGGTCTACCATTTGGATTAGCGACTTCGCCTTTCTTGAATGGTTTTAAATTTTCGTTATTAGCCATTTCCTCACTATTATCTCACTATTAATTATCTTCCTTGACCTCTATATTTCTTTGCGTCATCACGCTTGTTCTTGTGCTTCTTGGCTTTACCCATTTTGCGTTTGCCAAATGATACTTGCTTATTGTTAGCAGTTGCTTTCTTTGCCATTATAGTTTACCTCTTTTTCTTAATTCAATATAAAACTCGTGTGTATTGTATAGGTATTGTTTGTGTTGCTTCTTGTCGCCAAATTCCATATGATGTTCTCTGCATAATGCCATAAGGTTATCAATCGTATCCGGTTGCTTTGTGCCACCCATTCCTCTTGCTTCTATGTGATGAATATCAACTGCTAAACCTCCACATATCTCACAAGGTATGAAGTCACTTTCGTCAAAGCCAAAGAATTTAAGGTATAGTTTTGTGTGCTTCTTCATTATGATAAACCTTTGAACGCTTTCAATGGGTAAAATATCAATGAGTTTCTGTAACCACCTTCAAAGGTAGGTATAATCGGTGTAACTCCATGTACGTTTCTCCAAGCCGGATATACTAAAATTGAATTATCGGTTTGACCTATGGTAGCATTGTAATCCGGAATGTGTAAATCACCACCCTTTGAATTAGTTTTCTTGCAGATGATAACATTTACTGCACCTTTAATGTTACCAGTGTCCATATGGAATGGTGCTGATATATTGAAATTAGAAATTGAACTCGTGAATAGGTTTGCAAACTTCCACTTATCATCTACATCTTCAAACAACTTTACTTGATTTTCATATTGGTTCGGTAGTATCTCCTTAATCAACTGCTCACTTTCTTTTGCCAATAACAACATTGCCTTTATGAATGTTTGAGCACTCTTTGAAGAATGTGCGCTACTAATTGTAGGGTATGGTCTTCGCATATGTGGTTTAGGAGGAATGCTTCCAAGTATGGTAGACATTTGGCTTGTGCCAATTTTCCTTGCTTCGGCTCTTGATATACCCGGATTATTAAGTTCTGCTTTCAAAACATCCGACCGGTCTAAAATTGTCTTTGGTACGTTCTTGCTTTTGAACTCTGCATTTGCCAAGTCTGCTAACTTGCACATCTTCTCCGGCATCTTTGTCATATAAAAGCCAATAGGTTCACCATCGGCATAGAATATACAATCCTCCGTTATGTTTGGTTCTATGTATTCACAAGGTTGTCCAATCTTTCTATCGTGTTCTACCTTAATTAAGTCAACTCTTTTCATCGTATTGTTTTTTTATAGTGTGCTGCAAATGCTTTAATATCTGTCTTCATATCTTTACGACCATTCTTGTCCTTCATTGTTATAAACGGATACCACTCTTTACACATCTTGATAGCAGTTTCCTCATCACGTTTTGCCTTATACTCATCTTGTAATCCACCAGTGTTGCTTCCTACATCGGGACAACTAAACCAATAATGATTGAACCTTAATATGCCATTACCATACTTGATTGTTTGTAACGCAAAATCTCTGTCCTCCTTCATATTAAATTCCGGTCGGTAGTTCCAAGTTATCTTTGGTACGTTTATCAGAATACAAACCTCGGCAAACTTTTTGTTTATAGAATACTTTGTCTTTTCGTGCCAAGCGTGTTGAGTATAGTTAATACCAATAACTTCAAATGGTAACTGCTTTGCCTTGTCTAAAATATCAAACCAAATAGACGCATCCTTCTTGATAGTTTTTCCATTGTAAAATCCAAACGAAGTAACATCGTCATCGCAGATGATAACCCATTCGTGATTGTTGCTTCTTGCAAAATCAAGCATAAAATTACGAACATATCCAATCCCACCATTATCTTTATTTATACTAATCTTGTTTGGTACTTCATACTTATCTAAATCTTGTGGCTCTATAAAATGAAGAACTTGGATACCAGCTTCTTCAAATAGTTTATACGTTTTTGTTTTTGGTCTTCCTTTACTTGGAATGTAAACTATCATAATTTATCCTTTTCTGCTTTCAACTTCTCCATAATGAAACCACCGATATAAAGTTTCTTATCTCTCCAAAACTTTACCAGTTCTTGTGCTTCTTCATAGTGTTCGGCTTCAAACTCAATCTGTATGGCTTTCTTTACACCACTTGCAAGGTCTTCAAGAAGTTGATCCATACCTTCATCACCATCAAGTATAGAATAATCTAAATCGCCGAGGGAGTCAAATTTAGGAATATCAATTCCCCATTCTTTTAACTCATCGTCATCGTATTCATTAGCTAACATATCCCAATCCCATTCTCCGTAACCAACATTGTCTTTAATGATAAATTCCTTCTGTTGTTGCTCACTTAAATTAGATGCCTTTATGATGTGTACTTCTTTTAAACCGGCTTCTTTACACGCCTTTAAACGCATATTACCACCAAGCACTACCATATCATCATTCACAACGATAGGTCTTATCTCTAACATCTCCGGAAACTCCTTAATGGACTTAATAAGTTTTCTGAACTTATCATCTCTGATAACTCTTGGGTTGTTTGGGTTTGCGATTACTTCGCTAATTTTTACTTTCTTTATCATAAACTATCTATTAAACCTTCTATTCTATTTAGTATCTTAATCTTAATTCCTATTCCATTACCAATCGTATCAATATCTTCCAGCTCTCGTAGTATTTCTATAAGTGCTTGAATTTCTTGCAATGCGCTAATGTTCATTGGTCGCATTATTTTTTATCTATTTGTGCAAGTTTACGTTCAGCCCAATCAATTCCTTCATCTCCTCCCCAAGCATCCCACATTAATTTACCGCAACCTTCTCCGTATGGAGTATCTTTACTTTGTTGGTGTCTACGAAATGCACTCATCCTTGCAATCGTATCTCTGCTTATAGGTTCACGATTTGCTAATTGACTTGCACGAACCTTTCCAACTTGTGTTCCGCAACTTCCCCATCCGTTTTCTTCTGCATACTTTATTGCACGTTTTGCGTTATCACTTGCTGCTTGTGGATAATCAGTATAACTATCTTCAATATAAATACCTTTTGCAAGCAATGCTCTCCATACTTCTTCGGCTTTTGTTTTAGTATCGTATATACAATCCGAGTTACCTACTCGCCACTTACCATTAGAACATTTGAATACCGGCATTATTTCTTTGGTTTACGAGTTTGTTTTTGAACTTCTTGTTTAGGTTCTTCTTTTACCAGCTTGGCTTCTTTTTTTGTATCATAACCGGTTGCCAAATATAATGTTCTAACCATTTCGGCTACACAAGAGTTACACCATTTGTTAACAAAGAAGTTAGCATCTACTTCATCTTGATAAACCTTTTGTAGTTCTTCAACATCGGTATTTTCTAAATTCTTGATATACCCTGCATCACGTAAGGTAATCCAATGTTCTTCGTTCTTTTTTAAAATTGCTTCGTTTAAGTAATTCATTATAATAATTTTTTAAGTAAAATAGCCACGACTGAAGCACTAAATCCAATCATTAGCGAAAATAAAACATTTGTTTGTTGTAGTGCAGAAATAAAACCAAACCAAAATGATAAGCAATAACCGCAATCAAATGGTTTAATCCTTAAAGGAACTTTAATATATTGATAACCTTTTACGTTTTTACCAATATTGAATTGGTTGTACAACCATCTTGAGAACGCTTGTGGCACTCCCGAAACTTCAGCAAAGCTAAATCCTGCACAAGCAGAACCAAGCACTAATAATAATTCATTCATTTATATTTGACTTTACGTTTAAAATTGCATTCTTAACTCCATTAGCTATTGTGCGTATCGGAATACCAGTTTTCAATGATACGTTTTTATAAGTCCCTAATTGTAAATATAATTTTAGGACTTCACGTTCAAAGTATCTTAAATTATCAATAACGTTTTCTACATTTTGTATGCGACTTTCTACAATCTCATAAGCAGTTTCGCCTTGTAATTCATATAAATAGTTATCAAATAGTATCTTATCACTATTCTCAATCAATTCATCATCAATTAAACTATCGCTAATACGTTGGTTTTTGAAATTTTGGTAGAAGAACTTTGAGTTCTTACTTCGGTATTGGTTCAAAGTTATGCGAACAATAAAGAATTTAAGTGCTTTCTTGTTGTTCATATCAAGTATCTTATCTCTATTATATTCGCATAGTATCAAAAATACATCTTGGCGTAATTCTTCCCACCAGTCACCGGCTATCTTCTTGAAAAAAGATATGATCTCTTTGTTATTATAGTGGTCTGATATTATTTTATCAAAGTTCATTTAGCATATATCTATCTATTGTGCTTATCGCTTCATTAATGCCTACGCAAAAGGTAGCATAAAAGCCAATACTATTTAGATAGCATATATAGTTATTCTGTTTAATTAAATGCTCATCACTTTTCAACATACCATCCTTTTTGAATGGTGTTTTACCGGTTGCTTTCAGTTCTATGACCAGTGAAGCGTATTTACCATTGTTGAAAAAGACAAACAAATCGGGAGTACCTTGACCAGCTTGTCCCAGTGCTTTACCCTTTTTAGCCAAATATATCGGCAACCTTGCACCGGATAGGTAATTAGCCAAGAACCTAACCTTTGGGTATTTTAAACGCAAATAGTTTACAACTGCAAGTTGAACAATATCTTCAGCGTTCTTCATTATAATTCATTATGTGCTTCTAATTGTTTCTCTAAATCTTTTGTGTATTCGCATAAAGCCATCGCCTCGCTTCTTAAAATATCAAGTTGAATGATTGCTGCTTCGTATCTAACAAATGCGGTATCAAATAACTCTTTGGCTTTTGTAGTTAGTGCAGATGCTTCATCAATGGTATCATCGAAACCGGTTAAGTCTTCTAAATCCCGATTGATTATTTGCAAGTCAATACCAAGCATAAGAAGTTTTAACCTTTCATCTTGGAAGTATCTCAATCCTTCAAGTTGTTTTTGAAGATTGTTTAAGTGGTTCTTGTGATTGTTCATATTAAAAAGGTACTTCGTTAAATTCTTTACCAAATGTATTCTTTAGTGCTGACAATTCCAAATTGCCGGCATCTACATTACGCTCACGCTTTGCCTTTGCTTCTAAACCAAAGTAAATGCCATCGTCTTTGCGTTCGTAAAATCTATTCTTCTTCCAATCAAAATATAGTTTACATCTTCCCAGCTTTGCGCTACCCTTTGGCTTTGCCTTTGCAATGTGTATATGTGTTTCATTGTTTTCGTATGGTTCTTGTGTTTCATTATCAATAAACCCTTGTGGTGGTCGCCAAAGAATTATGAATGCCATTGCCTTCCGGAAGAATGATTGTCCACCGGCTGATTGCCTTGGATGTGGTGGTGGATAAAATGTTATACCATTCTCCGTTATTGGTGCTTGTTCTTGTGGATGCATACAAATAAAGATATGCTTATTCTCCTTCTTTGCGTAACGCCTTAACTTTCCAATGGCGTCTTCAATGTATAAGTCTTGTCTGTTACCATACTCACTCATATCATGCTTGATTTCATTGTACGGATCAAACAATATGTTATCAATCTTTATGTTATTATCAATCTCAAATTGCTTTGTTTGAGTTATAATATCTTGAAAGGTAAAACTGCTCTCATCGTTATCTACAATAAAGAATTTATCTGATAGGAAGTTGATTGCATTATAAATCTCGGCTTCTGTACAATGCTCAAAGTCGGACTGAAAAAATTGTTTCCTACAATACTTTGATACAAGTTCTTTGGCTATATCTTTATAGTCGCCGGTTTCCGGTGTGAAAAGAATATGCCTTTGATTATAAAGCAAAGAAAGGTTTAATAATATCTCCAAGTTAAATTCTGTTTTACCGGAATGTGGAGATGCTAATATGAAAGTCATACTACCAGCTTTCCTTGTGTAGTATTCGTGTAGGGTATCAAAGCCACAATATTCGCCTTTTTGAATACCTTGTTTATGAAACGCCAAAATTTCATTCTCAAAATCAGTTAGTTTTTTTATCATTTTGTTTTTGTTTGTTTACAAATAAACTAAAATAAATTGGTTTGTTTTGTGTGTGATTTGTTTATTACTCCAAGAGCAGTATCAAGTATTGTTTTCCCAGCTTCAAAGTCCACAAGGTTTCTTGCTATCTTGTCTGTCCTTTGTTCGCCTTTGTATTTTCTAAAATCGTATTCGTGATATTCACAATATCTATTAATCTCATCTTCGCCTTCCATTATATTGCATTTCCTTTCGTTCAAATCATTAGGCAATCTAAAATTTGTCCAATACAAATGCCTTCCAATTTTTTTACCGGCTATCAATGGCTGATAATATGGTATAACATTCTCTACACAATACTTTCCATCAAACCAGTTGTCCAAGAAAAGTATCTCTTGATAAAGCATCATATCGGGATACTCCGGAGTTGTAGTATTCCTTCGGGCGAACCTTGCTCTTGAATGGCTTGGACAAGGTGGACTACTCCAAATAAAATCAAACTCTTTGTAGTGGTCTAATAAGTATTGGTGTGCGTCTGCTACAATTACCTTATCGTTTGGAAACCTTTCTTGATACAAGATTGCTAACTCCGGATCTAATTCAACTGCAGTAACTTCGTGTTCATCACCCCATTTGTATCTATTACCACCAAGACAAGCATATAAGTTAAGTATCTTCATCTTAAAAGTTTTTATCAAAGTTAAATTCCTCTGCATTTAGTTTGTGATATTCAAATGCTCTCATACCAGTTATGTGGCTATCGGTAGGGAAGAAGTACTTCCATCCTTTACCGGCTCCATTAGGTTGATAATAAAAAAAAGCAACACCTAACTTACCGGAACTTTTTTTGAATACTACAGAAGCAGTATGCTCACTTGAAGGTATAATCTTTTCAACCTTAAACTCCTCTTTGTTGAAGTTCATTTCCCTATCGTGTTTACTAAATCTTTGTTCAACTACTTTTGCAAACGCTTGTAGTTCTTTTGCTATCTCCTTCTTCATTAGTTTATAGGCATTGTAAAGTTTGCAATCGTTGGTTTATTAATCTTGTATTCATCTCTGAACCAAACACCTCGCATCTTTTGTTTCCAATTTTTAACCTTATTCCCATTGCTATCAATCCAATTACCTTCGTTATAATAGTTATATGCTTTTATCGCACCGGTGTCTTCATAACCATTCTCATTAAAAAATTCAATTATCTCACCCAAACTTGGTTTACTATATTCTTTATTTTGTTTTATTTTATTTTGTTTTGTTGACACTTGTTCAACACTTGTTGAATTTTGTTCAACACTTGTTGTAACTTGTTGATTTACAATACGCTTCTCGGCACTCTTTTTCCCAGCTTGTGAACGCTTAACACTAACTTCTTGCATCTTGCCAATATTCTTTAGCACTCTTGCTGACCAAAAGAACTCACCATCACTTGACAATAATTCAACATCTTCAATACAGAAGTTTATAAATTGTTCTATAAGTGTAGGCTCTGCCATTAACTGCTTTGCTATTGCGTGATAAATGTACTTCTTATGTGCCAGCTTGTTTTCTTCTTCTTGGTGTAACATCTCTACAATACGCCACCAAAAGCCATAAGCAATACCACCATATTGTCCAATAACATATTGAATTTTTGGATCGCTTATCGCCTCAAAGTCGTGAGGGAAATAGTAAGTTTTTTTCATTTTAGTAGTTTATTGATTGTGATTGTGATTTTATTGCCCTAAATCTTTCAACTTTCGGGGCATCAAAGATGCAAATTTCTTTTGATAAAAAGTTCATATACGTTTTAACCGGTTGTCTATTCTTGCGTAACACATCTGCAAAATAAGAAACACTATATCCGTTATTAAAATTTGATTTTATAAACTGCATATCTGCTTCAGTCAATTCATTTTTATTTGATATTGTTAAAGATTGTCTTTTGATTTCTTTTTGTTCGCCACGTAATACGTCTTTCATATAATCGTATCTGTATTGCATTCTTCTGTTTGTCCGGAGTTGAACTTGTATTTTATCAATCCAATAAATAATAGTTGAATGGTTTGTTAAATTTAATTCCAATGCCACTTTGTTATAAGTGTATCCAAAGTGATTGTATAATATGTAGCCTACCAGTTGCTTGGCTTGTGCTACTTCTTTTAGTCTTGATTTACTATTTAATATTCTATCGTAAATAACATCTGATGGAACTCTGTCGGTGTGATATAATTGTGCTGACCAATAACACAAATCTTTTGTCGTTTCTTGCATAATGATTTTAAAAAAAGGGAGGCTTTTACACCTCCCATAGTTACTACTCTGTTACTTCTTCGGCTACTTGAACAAATAGTTCCGGTTTTACAATTTGTAGTGCATCGATAACCACCTTTGCATCGCCCAATGTAAATGCGCCTTTGTTTTGTGCTACTGCTACTGCATTAACCAAAACTTGTACTGCTTCTTCGTGTGTCATAATTAAAATGGCAAGTCCGTTGCCTTCGGTTTAAGTTCATCATTAGTTGTAGGTGCTACATAATCATTGACATAGATTTTGTAGTCCGGTTGTTTTTCTTCGCTCTTGTAGGAGTTTACCCACATTGAGTAGCGTTTGTTTTCCAAAGTAAAGTTAATTACTTCTCCTTTAGGGGTTTGCTTTTTCCATGCTCCCCAGCTTTCTTTTTTTTCTTCTGACATAGTTTTAAATTAAAGTGAACAAATATAAAAATTAAATTAAATAATTAGGCAATGTAATATCAAAGTGGTTGAATATAGGTTCTTTAAATTCATAACCCGGATACACACCGGTCTTGTTACATATTTTAAGACCTTCTAATAAGGCTAAATATTCTTTTCTACCATAGTCAATAACATCACCGGCAATTCTATGAACGGATATCATATAAGGATATTCCTTTTCTTGTGCGATGTAATAACAATCCTTTGTTTTATAAGCATCTGTATAAAATGCTGCTTGACGATGGTAATCAAAGTTGAAAAAAGAACGATTAAATTCTTTTGGCTCTGCTGACTTCGTTGTCTTATAGTCAATCAACATATCTCCGAGTATTACATCTGCTTTTGATTTGCATTCAATACCATCAATTTCAAAGAATTTAGAAACTTCAATCTCAGCACCGGCTAATCCATCAAACATTTTTGGAAGTTGCTCATAAAAAGCATAAGCCATATCGGAAGCGATAGTATAGTTTGCCTCATCTACAATTTCAAAGTTATTAATCCTTGCAAATTCTTGGCGTTCCAATTTCCACGCTTTGTTTTCAGAGTCCCGAAAATCTTTTGCTCGGTTTGGCTTGTCCTCGTTTTTCAAAACAATATATTCCTTATGAAAATTATCCGGTTCTAATACCAGTGAATGTGCCAATCTGCCAAAGTTTAACGCATCATCGTCTTTTCTATAAACACCATTCATATACATCCAATAATGCTTCGGTGATTTCTTGAAATACCCAAGTGCCGAATTTGACACTCGGGGTATGTTATAGTAATTATCCATTTAGTTCAGTTTTCTTTTTATCCTTTGCGTCAATAAACTCTTGTTGCTTTTGGAATTGTGGATACTTCGCCCAAATTGTTTTCAACCCATCCAAGTTAGTAGCCAAACCAATATCATAAACTGCAGTTTGTATATTAACACTTGGCATTTGTGGAATGTTACCATCGTTCGTAGCATCGCTATCTTTGGTATCGTCAATACCAAATAATCCATTCAAGGCATACTTACGAGCATACGATGAAGAAGCACCAGTTATTTGTGAACTATCCATTCCCTTCTTAACTTCTTCTTCCCTTGCCCATCCATCTACCGACCACCGGTCTACACCATCAGTAATGATTGCACTTGCTTTGATGTAGTATCGGTTGCCTTGTGCCACTAATTCATCTGTAATTGAAAGGAATAAACCTTGCTCTTTTAGATGTGGTTTTAGTGCTTCTAAAATATCTTCGCAAGAACGATACTTGTATCCACCGAATTTGTTTGTTTGACCTTTTGGTGCTCTTAATTCACTCTGAATAGTCACCAGTTTTTCGATTAAGTTTTTCATTATAAGTTTTGAAATTCATTGTTTGAGAAATACCATTCTTCTAATTCACCGAACTCATTAGTAAATTGGATTAATGCTTTGTTGAAGAACTTTTTTAAAATCGTTCCTTCTTTTCCGATTGTGATTGCATCTACTCCTTGAGGATTTGCAACGATTAGGACTTTTTGGTTCATTAGTTTTTTAGTTTTAGGATATTAAATATAAGGTTTTTTATTGAGTATTCCAAATTTTCTTTGCGTTCTTCCTTGAAGATTAATTGTTCTTCGTAAAGCCTACGATATTTTAGCCTTGCTAATTCTACCGGTGTTAATGAGTTATCAACTAACATTTTCTTATGCATCTTTTTCTATTTTAATATCTAACATTTCGTACAACCATTCTTCCTCAAACCATAAAATATCGTTTAAGTTTGTTTCTGAAAGTCCTTCGGGATATAAATCCTCAATAAGATAGTCAAAGTCATCTCCTTTGTTGTGTTTTAAAATTGTTTCTTTGGTATCAACTGCACCACTCCATGCATCGAACATTAGTAGTGTTATATTTTCGATATAAATTTTCATAATATTAATTAAAAAACATATCCGGTAAATCAACTATTTCGTTATTATCTAATCTAACTCCTATCAAATGGACTTCACCATTGAACCAATAATACTTCTTTACGATTACTTTAACACCTTCGGTAGTTTTCCAATAATCAGATGTTTTACACATTGTTGCGATTTTTTGTTGCTTTGTTTTCATAATTTTAATTACTTTAATTTTACGCCTAAATAAGTTTCTACTTGAATGAAGTCATCACCGAATGTTTTCATACAATACAATGCTGCTTCTTTAATTCCATCAGCCACTAAAAAGGTGATGTTTTTGGTTTTTGTTTTGGGATTGTAAAATGTTGCTTTGTACATTTCGCTTGTTGAGTTTTTCATAATTTAATTTTTGATTTGATTTGTTGAATCGAAGGTCAAAATAATTATTTAAATTCAAAAGAGTTATTTTTAAAAAAGTTATAACTTACTGAAAATGAGCAAAATAATTTTTAAATAAAAAAAGGGCAGCCGAATTAACGACTACCCTCCAAACCAATAAACAAAAAACTAACTAAACTCCTTTTGGCAAGAGTTTGGCGTAAATCACATAAACACCAATAACCAAAAGTAGAACTAATGAAACACGTTTCCAAAAGAAACTTTCAACAATTACTTGTTTGCTTTTGATAACCGTCTTCGTAATGGGTACTATAATCTTTTTAGGAACACAATCGGCTTTCACTCGGATATAATTGTTCTTTACTCGTTCAATAACTACCGACATTTGGTTCGTGCTATCTTTTAAGTATATGAAACGATCATTCCATTGGGTTAATGTATCCAGCTTCACGACCGGTGGCGTAATTATTGTATCACGAATAGTAACATATTCTCTCTCTTTTATTTTACGAGTATAACACCCACTTAAAATAAAGCCATTTAAGAGCACCAAAATAAAAAGTGATACAAATCTACGCATCTTTTGAAATACTAAATCCTACGCCTCCTAATGCGCCCCAAACCATTGTTAAACCTTGTGCATCTATCAACTTAAAAAAGTATGCAACACCAAATACAAAAAAGAACACGCCTACCAGTGTAGTTCTCCAATTTGTTTTTAGTAATCCTAATGCTTTTTTAAGTGCTTCCATATCTATAAATATAAATTTGCTAATTGAAAGTGCATACCATCTTTACGTTTCCATACACCACCCCAGTCAAAGCCTGCATCTGTAAAGCATTTAACAAACCCTTGTGAAAGTTTAGGCTCTACATTCAATCCGTTTTCAAATGCGTTTAAATCTACTGCAATACCCCAAGAATGTAAACTCATACTCGTCAATCCTCTCATCTTGCGAATGTTAAAACAACCATCCCAAGTTTTAAGTTCTTTAACGTGACCGGTTTGAATTAAATTGCTAAACGCTTTTTCTAATGGTTTAACCATATCTTTATTGCAGTATATTCTTTTAGGAATGATACCAATTTCTAAATGAGCCGGAACATCCCACAAAGTCATGTAGTTATTCTTCTCTGATGGTTGCCCATACTTTTTTAATGCATCTTTTGAGTAAATCATTTTATTGTTCTTTATAATATTCGTCTATTTTAATACCAGCTTGTTCTTCGTTCTTCATAATTAACTGCACGTTAAATATAATAGCCGATAAATGGTCTTCGCTTCTATCTCCAATCTCGTACTTTGCCAAGTGCCTATGCAAACTTTCTAATGCAGTTTCATCCGGTTGACCTTTTTGCCAGTTGTTCTTGCCATACTTATTAGCACCTTCACGAAGCAAGTACCCAAATCTTAAACGAACATAAGCAGTCAAATGGTTTACCAGTGGTTTGTTAATATCGTCATCACGTTTACTCCCACTATCAAAGGTTCTGCTTGTATCTTTAAATATATTTTCATCTAATGTTGTAGAGGCATACTCTTGTTGCCACCATTCAATCATATCCTTGCTTATGCTCATCTTCTATGAATTATTTGTCTTAATGCAGTTCTAATTTCTTTTAACTCACGTTCTTTTATTTGTTTCATTTTCATCAATGCATCAATCTTTTTCTGCCTTGAAATTTCTTCTGCTAATGCTTCCAATACTCTCATCTTATAAATATTCAATTTTAGCACCTAAATCCATTGGGATAAATAATGCAACCTTTCCATCAATAACAATTCCGCAGCCAAGTGTAGGCTTCTTTGCGTATACTTTGCCATAAGCCATTGCGTATGCACGAACATCAATTCCGCAACCTACGTTCATACCGAATATCATATCCCTATCAGAAGCAGAGTAATTAACTCCTCCGTAAGAATGTATATGACCGATAACCGTACTTTGTCTATTATCTCTCGCACGATTGATGGCACCTTGTGCGCCACTTGAACCAGTTCCGTGAATATAAAGTACGTTATCTATATCGTGTGAATATGCCCACTTCCAGCTTTCGGGATAACCAAGCATTTCATTATAGGTCTTGAACATTGCTTTGGGTAAACCTGCGGTTTGTAGTTTACGATGTGGTAAACTTGAATGATTACCGATACATCCTTGAACTTCCGGAAACGCTTTCCACCATTGTTCGTGCTCTTTACGTGCAAGTTCTAATTCATTACCAGCTGAATGCCCATCGGGATCAGTTTCGTGGTAACTAATGGCGTGAAAGTCGGTATCATCGCCAATATCTACAATAGTATTTACTTGGAATTTGTTAAATACTTCGTAAACAAATTTAAAATAATCGGGATGCGTAAATGGTGCGTGCCTATCACCTATAATACCCACCACGTTTGAACTACGAAATGATTTTATCAAGTCGTACTCGCTTTCGTTTAGTCGTGGTCTATACATAGTTTGCTTATTTGTTTAAACAAAAGTAGATTAAAAAAGAAATTGTTTTTATTTTGTTGAAAGTTTATAGAAAAACTTTTTTCACTAAATCGATTATAGTATAACCACCGGCAAGTCCAGCTCCAACTAAAAAGAAATAAAAGTGTTTGAATTTTTGATTAATCTTTTCAATATCTGTTGTATTCTTGTCTGTCTTTTCTTTGATGCCTTGTCCAATATAATCACTTCCAAGAATGGCATCTTCTATATTTTGTACCTTATGCGATAGTTCACGCACTTCGGCAAATAACTTATCTAATGTTTGCATCTCTTTTTGTGTCATTAGTTCCCATCGGTTAAAACGTAATCAGTAGGGACTGCACATCTGTCTGCAAGATAAGGTAATTCAAGAACGATATCGGCTTTCACACCGGCAACTAAATCTGAAAATTGTTCGGTAAAAAAGTCAATAGAAACACTATCGTTCAACACAAAATCAAAATCAATGCTTCTTAATTGTGCAATAATGTCTTGGCATATTAACATTTGGTCCGTAATAACATTATCAACATTGCTATCATCTCCATAAACCAAATCCATAAAAAGCAAAGATATATTCAAGTTAAATGTTTTACCTTGAATTGATGAAGCACCAATCGTGGCATACATCAATGGGTAAGTAATACTATCGCTTTCTCCCAGCTCCCAAACATCTCCCCATCCATAATCATTTATTTGCAAATGGTTGGTGGCTAAATTATTTAGTAGGCTTTTTACTTGATTTATTGTCATCTTGTTTTACTTGTTGCAAATAAACTTTCAGTTTACCTACGTTTTTTACCGAATAATCTTTTGCCATTAATCTCTATAATCAACTCCCAAAGCACCACCTTCACTTTGGTACATATCTGAATAATCTTTGTAATCCTTTGTAATAGTATTACCTAAATATATTCCGGTTGAATAACTTGTTCCGTTTGGTTGAATTATATCAACACCATTACCCGGATTATTATACAATGGGTACGATGTAATAAATTCAATAAGATAATTTGTTGTACGTTGTGCGTATGTTTCCGCTTTGTTTTTATAATACTCCATCAAATCAAATAATTCCGATAGTGATGGTGTTTCGCTATTCTCCGAGTTTTTACGCAATACGTTTTTGTTAGTTAGTTTGTAACCCAAAGACATAACCATCTCGGAAGCCACATACCAACATAAACAATCGGTAATATAATTATTTAAAAGTGTTGCATTTAAAACACTAACATTATTGGCAGCGATTTGAGTTTGCAATTGGCGATATAAACCGGTTCCCAAAATAGGTTCAATGTAAATATCTTGTGCTTGTTTAATCGTAGGTTTGATTAACTTTGGATCTACGTTATCTTGCAACAAACTTCTATCTTTTAGCGTTTGCTCTGAAATGAATAATATGTTTGCACTCATTTTATTTAATTAATACTTGTTCAACCCAACGATGTCTGCAATAAGGTGTTGTTACACCGGTTCTCGGATTATGATAAAATCCTCCTCTACGTTGCCATACCGAATAACCTAATCTTTGACTTACTTGTTCTATTTCGGCACGACTATAAACTTTATTCATTCTGATTAATCCCCTACAAAAATCTCTTGTAGTGTCAATAATTTCTGCACCAAGACCTGCGCTTACTTCATACTTATATTTTACGCTAATGTTAGCCAATGGCTTACGTGCGCCTTTCTGTGCTTTCCCAGCTTCTGTCAATTCTCTTGATATAACTACTGCATCGTTCTTTGTTATTTCATTGCGAGTTATAAACCCATTGTTCTCAAGGGATGCTAATGAAGATACAATAACTTGTTGGTCTAACTTTAATGCTTTTGACAATCCATCAACACTAATCAATGGGTCTTTTTGTATCAAAGCCATAATACCACTTTGCACTTCGGTAATTAATATATCAATATCAGCAAATTCTTGGTGTTCCAATGGTTCAAAGTCATCACTAAATTGCACCTTTCTTGATTTTACAACTTGATATTGTGAAGCATCTTCCCCAAATTCAGCAAATACTGATAAAGCAATCTCATCATCTTGTTCGCTAAATTGGTTTCTTTGTTGTATTGGTTGCACTAAAACATCTAATCCAACTAAACTGCGCAATTCTTCGGCAGTCATATTTTCAATTACTTTTGCAGCAATATCTTGTGGTAAAGATTTTATAGAATTTACAATATCTTGCTTTGCACTCAAATCAATAAGAGCCGGTAATCCCAGCTTCTCACGAATTTCATCTTGCGTCATATTAGCAGCAATAATTTGTTCGCTAAATTCAAAGCCTAATGGTTCGGTAGGTTGAATATGAAACTCATCATTGATACCAAACAAAGGTAAAATATATCCAAACCATCTTTCGATAAATTGTTGCTTACCATTTACATAAGTATTTTGGAATATCTCGTAAGCAGTACGCATTTCGTTTCTCGCACCTAAAGCACCCTCTGTGCTGATACCAAATAACGAAGCCGAAGTTATCCTATGTCCGGAAAAAATCTCTTGTTGTATGGTCTTATTTAGCATATCAAACTGCTTATCCAAGTCTGATGCCGATAGGTCTAAAATAGATGGTGCTTTTGCCGGATCGTTATTGAAGTTGATAATAAATTTACCAGCGTTTTTTTCGCCTGCAAACTTCTCCTTCATCTTGC